CGCACGGGTGAAGTATGAGTTCGAGACACGGATGCGGTTTTCCTCATTAAGTCTGGAGTCCTACGCTCGTCCTGGGTTGGTCAGTAGTGACGAGCGCCCCCTAGCCGCTGTGGTTCAGATTAAAGATAAGTGATGCCACGTAAACATGTAGCGACCTGGATTCCATGCGCGTCATGTGAGAACTACTGGTGTGTGAAGCATCGGAGGCACGTTCATGATTGCGCGTGTCCTTGTGTTGAGGAGTGGCCGAACAGTCCATATGGATAAGGTCAACAGTGATGAGGGACGCTGAGTATTTCGCTCGATGGGTGTTCCCTCTCACGTCCTGTCGTGTGTATGACGGCGACACGTTAATGGACATGGTGCTGGACCTTGGGTTCGGATTATCCTTCAAGACAACGGGCCGTCTATCAGGCATCAACGCTCCAGAAGTGCGCGGCAAGATGAAGGCCGATGGCATCATCTCGCGGGACTGGCTGAAACAGTCGATAGAGTCTGCGATAAGCGTCCATATCCAGACCATCTCAGAGACTAGCAGGCGCACTCTGAAGGGCAAGTACGGACGGTGGATTATTTCAGTATGGGCTGATGGGGTGAATCTGAACGAGGAGAGCGTTCGCCTTGGATACGCGAAGAAGGCTCGATACTGATGGCGCTCGAAGAAGTCACGGCTGGCATTGCACAGCCACCACCGGTCACGCAGGGTCCAGCTACAGAAATCATTTCAGGGGTGGCAGGTTGGGCCGTGCTTCATACCATCGCTGACTCTGGCGTGAGTCGTTTCGAGTCCGAGTTCGTAAAGGCTGCGGCCAGGGCATCATCAGGGGTGAATCGGGCCGCGATACAAAAGGCACTAAAGGGCAGGAACCGTCAGAAGGCGCTCCAGCTTGCGGTGGATTCGTGGAAGACACAGAGCCAGGAGTTGAAGGCGACGATTACGAAAGAACTAACGGACACCGTTGCGAAGGCGGCGACGGCGGTTAGTAAGCGCGTTCTGACGAATCCCTCGGCTATTCAATTCGACTCGACGAATCCGCTAGCGACAAAGTGGGTAAGAAGTCAGGCAGGGTTACTTACTGATGTTATCGGAGAAGACCAGGTCAAGACGATTCGTAATGTCATCGCACAGGGGTTTGAAGATCAACCGATCACAGTTACAGATAAGGTGACCGGAAAGCCGAAGACCATCTATAGGCCACTCACACCCAAGCAGGTTGAGCGTCGTGTGTTCAAGGTAATCAGCGACGTGAAGTCCAACATCGGATTGCAGTCACGGCAAGAGATTGCGCTGAAGAGATTCGAGCAGGACTTAATCAAGAAGAAGGTCAAACCGTCGCGACTTAAAAAGCGAGTGGCAACGTACAGAAAAAAACTGCTCAGGCGGCGAGCGCGGTCCATTGCCAGAACGGAGTTGATGCGTGCCTCGAACATGGGGCAACAACTACTGTGGGAGGAGTCCATCTCTCAAGGCCACCTCGACCCGAGTGTGTTTGAGAAGGTCTGGATTACGACACCCGATGATCGGCTGTGTAGCTATTGTCGATCAAAGAACGGGGATCGTGTTGGTGTCTTTGACGCCTTCAATAATCCGATAGCTGGTGGCAATTCCGAGCCGCAGCCACCGCTTCATCCCATGTGCCGATGCTCGACAGCGTTAGTGAGAAAAGGAAAGGGCGTTCAGAAGGTCAAGGTTCCGACGCAAAGCACGCCAACGACAGGGAAAATCACAAAACCTAAGAAGCCAGAGCCAGCGGTTACTAAGCCGTCTCTCGGGCAACTCGCAACACAGGCCGCGCTCAAAGCTGACAAGGCCGCGAAGCAGGCGGTCACCAAGGCAGCGGCCCCTACGCAGCCCCACATTGGCATATCTGAGGCATGGACAAGGGACTTGTTGACTCGCAAGGTTGGTCCTCAGAAGGGGTCGAACCTTGGGGGTGTGTATGCCGATAAGGGTGGAAATAAATTCTACGTCAAGCAGTACAAGAATCCAGACCAAGCGGCGACCGAGGCTATCGCCAACAAAGTGTATCGAGAGCTTGGCATCGATGTTCCTGACAGTGCTGTTCGTTCTGTGGATGGGAAGACCTATTTCGTGTCGCGTTGGATGGATGACGTCAAGGGAACCATTGGCGACTTAGGCATGACGGCTGACGATGCCGCACAGATTCTTGATGGGTTCATCGGTGACGTGTTCACGGCTAATTGGGATGCGGTTGGAACTGGTCTTGATAATGTGGTGCGTCTATCGAGCGGAAAGATTGCTCGTATCGACCAGGGCGGGTCGTTGCTGTTTCGGGCAAAGGGGACACCGAAGCCTTCCGGCGCTCTTGGAAGGATCGATGAGTGGGAGAAGTTTATCGACGACAATCCGTATTACAAGAAGGTTTTCGATAAGGCTGGACTGAAGAGCGCAGACGAACTGGCAGAGAGAGCAATCAAACAGATCGAAGACCTCATCGCGATGAAGGGGAAGCATGGATCCTGGACTGAGTTCGTGCATAAGATCGCTCCAGAACTGATACAAACGCCGTCAGGATTCCAGAACAATCAACAGCTAAACAAGATCGCCACGATGTTTAAGCGCCGGTTCGACAAGCTGGTGGTGAAGCGTTATGAACTGAAAGGACTTACCAAGACACCAGAGGGATGGGCCAAGCTCACGGCTAAGCAAAAGGACATGGCGTACACCAAGGCTATGGCCGAGAAGAAGGCTAAGACGGCAGCAGCTAAGCAACCGACGACCATGCCGCTCAAGCTGAAGACGGCGTTCAAGGATCACGCATTTCCAATGCAGGAGGTTGGAGGAAAATATATTGCTCCGACGTTCAATCCCAATGACTTCACGGCGAAGCAGTTGAATGTTCTCTGGAAGAATAGAGACAAGCCCCCATACAAACTTGTAGACGCATTGGAGGATGCGAATTTTCCATCACCGACAGATCCAGGTTCTCTCCTATTGATATCCTTGGAGGATGCCGCGTACTACAAGAAAGCCCTGAAGCACTCCATGAAGGAAGCCGACTTACTTGAACCCGCAAGCAAGACAGCCATCAATAAACAGCTTACCAAGAGGCGTGAGGGGTGGCCGATAGCTGATGATGTCACTCGGAAACTCGGCGCGCAGTATCAACACGACGTTACCGATCACTACAAGGCTTACATGAAAAGCATGTCAACTATCAGGAAAGGGTCAATCAACGATTACACCCATCTGGAATCCAGGCCAATCAATAACTTGCTTCGTGAACGGCCACGAATTTTACAGCATGAACGACCTAATTTGAAGGATATGGATGCATCGTTTTTTGACGACGAGACACTCCATACGGCGAGGCGTGTCAGTGCGGCAATACGTGAGGCTCCAAAACCGCCTCCTCCTGAATTAGTATGGAGAGGGATTAAATCTGACTTCCTGTCTGATTTTAAAGATGGAGATGTGTTTGATCTGAACGGCTTCCAGTCTTCATCGATTCAACCGAAGGTGGGGGCAAGGTTTGGATCTACGGTGATGGAGATTAAGCCGACTCATGGAATGTATGTTAAGACGGCCAGCGAGTACTCGAAAGAGTTCGAGTTCTTATTGCCGCATAGTGCCAGGTATCGCCTTCTTGGACGCAAGACGATCAAGTTCGTTGATCCTGAAGGAAGAGTGATTGAGCGGGAGGTTCTTCAGTTGGAGATGATTCCAAAGCCTGGGGTGAGTCGCAGCCCACGAGCGGCAAAAGCCACACGCAGAGTCCCGGTGGAGCTTGAAGACTAATGGCAAGCAAGGTTCGGCCAAAGAAAGAAGCAGAAGATTACTGGACTCAGCCAGAGGACGGCGTGGTGTTCGTGCGCCGAGACTTATCCCAATCACAAGTCGAAGCAGGGAAGGCTCGTATAAGGGCTGGCGAATCTCTGGATGATGTGGTCGATTCTTTCTACGATGAGATTACCGGAAAATCTAAGGAATAGTGGTGGGCATAACGCCCGTGGTAGAGTGGATGTTTAGCGCAACTGGAGGCTGTATCTATGGCATTGAAGTCTGTCCTTGATGGACAAGAAGAATACGAATCACTTCCTGAAGCGATACGCGATCATTACTTGGAGGACGATGGGAAGTTTTCGCTATCGGTTGATGGGGCAACGAAGCGAGAGAACGAACTCGGCGCGAAGGTAGCGGAGTTCCGCGATAACAACGTGCAACTCCTGAAAGATAAAATCAGCCTCTCGGGTCAGCTTGATGATGTGCAGTCAAGATTCTCTAACGTCGATCCACAGATTTATAAGAAGCTAATTTCCGACCAGGCCAAGCTCGACAAAAAGGACGCGAAGGTTGTGACGAATTCCGATCTATCGAGTCAGATTCAGGAGGCGGTCACCAGCGCCATCAAACCGATACAGGCGCAGTTGAACGAGTCTCAGGAACGCGAGGCAGCGGCACAGTCAAGTCTAGAAAAGTCCACATTCAGGAACGTGATCAACAAGGCATCGGTCGAGGCAGGAATCCGAACCGAAGCGATTGACGATGTATTGGGTCGAGCGACGGCGGCGGGATTTCGATTACATGAGGGCAACGCTCGCATCCTACAGGACGGCATAGTGAAGTTCTCGCAAGACCGACCAGACCAGGCCTACACGATTACTGAATGGCTGGTCAGTTTACAGAGAGATGGCGGCGGGCATCTCTTCAAGCCATCGGTATCAACAGGTGACCAAGATCAAGTCGGGCAAGATGCTCGGTTGAAATCCGGTCATCTTCGCGACCCCTCGATGAAGACGTTTTCGCGAAACCTTGAGGGCATCGCCTCGGGTAAGGTTGTCGTGAATCGGTCAGTCAATCAGGGCGGCAACTGACATGCCGTGTATGAAGTGTGCGAGCGGGAAATGGAAATACGGACAGCGCGGTGGCTGTAATTTTCGGACGCTGGCTGAATGCCGAAAGGCCGAGGCCGCGATCAATCTTAAGAAGGCCAAGAAAAATAATGCGCGGGGATATTAAATAGGGTAGTCTCAACGTAGATCTATTCGTTCAAGCGGAGCGACGGTGTTGCTCCCATCTCCGGTGGAGAATTCCTAAACCGTAGAAGGAGAAGATGCCGTGGCTAATACTTGGACACAAGTCATTCCAAAACTACTCGCACAGGGACTTCTTGCTCTTCGTGAGCAGGTCGTCATGCCGAAGGTTGTCAACAGCGAGTACAACGCATTGGCAGGCGAGAAGGGGTCAACGATTGACGTTCCGATCCCGTCATCGATTACTGCGGCAGCGGTAAGCCCTGCCATCACACCACCAGCGAACACGGATAGTGCGCCGACAAAGGTCAGCATAGCGCTCGATCAGTGGTATGAAGCGCCATTTTTTCTCACCGATAAAGAGCGGATGGAGGTCATGGATGGGACGATCCCCATGCAGGCAAGTGAGGCAATCCGTGCGCTCGCAAATAATGTCGATTCATACATATGGGGCAAATATGTCGGCGTGTATGGGTACGCTGGAACGGCTGGCACGACACCGTTCGCCTCAGCACTGACCGCCTTCACCGATGCAAGGAAGCAACTCGCGAATCAGTTGGCTCCGATGGAGCCACGGTTCGTGGTGCTTGACCCTGACGCCGAGGCGAACGCGATCAATCTTCGCGCCTTCCAAGACGCGAGCTACGGAGGCGGTGACGGTGTTATCGCTAACGGTCAGATTGGTCGAAAGCTCGGGGCGATGTGGGCTATGAGCCAGAATGTGCCTACCCACACGAATACCGGAACCGGCACGATTCTTGTCAATGATGCGTCGGTAAGTGTCGGAGACACCACGCTCACCTGGGACGGAGGCGGCACCGCTCCAGCAAGTGGCGATGTGTTCACGGTGGCCGGTGACACACAGACGTATGTCGTGTCTTCATCGACCTCAACGGTCATCACGATGTTCCCGTATGCGAAGGTCGCGTGGGCCGACAATGCAGCGTTGACTTTCAAAGCAACGCATGTCGTGAATCTCTGCTTTCATAGAGACGCATTTGCGTTCGCCACTAGACCTCTAGCAGCGAGTGATGATGATCGTCGGCTTGGCTCGTTGGTCGAGAGTGCATTCGATCCGGAGAGTGGGCTGACATTACGCCTTGAGCTTACTCGTCAGCACAAGCAGACTCGTTACTCCTTCGATATTCTGTATGGGGCGCAGTTGATTCGACGTGAACTGGCTGCGCGGATTGCAGGATAGAAACCGACTAGCGCGGATTGGTCGGAGTTCTTCCTAGCGAACTCCGACCGATCCGTTTGTCTACGGGAGGGTGTAATGGGCATTGTGAAGACCGTCACGGTTGTCGATTCACGCGGCAACAAGGTCGTCGTCAACGAAGAGGATGCCGGTCAGTATAAAAAGGCCGAGCCTCAACGAGCCACCCCGAAACCTGGGAAGCGAAAGCTGAGAAACGCAGGTATCTCGACGTAGGGGGCTATGGCTGTTTCCACCTTAGTGGCTACCGCTGGCGCATCTACCGCGAACACGTATTGCACTCGTGCGGACGCGACCCAGTACGATGACAATCATCCGCAAAGCGGAACAACGTGGTCTGGTGCGAGTGATGATCTAAAGGATCAATCCTTGCTGATGGCGACGCGGTTACTGGATGAGCATATTGAGTGGACTGGCTCACCGTCTGACGTGATTCAAGTTCTGAACTGGCCGAGGACGGGTATGTGGGATCGAAACGATAACGCGATGGATTCCGATTCGATTCCGAATGGTGTAAGGGATGCGACTGCCGAGTTCGCCCGTCAAATCATCGCGGCGAATCGAATGGCCGATGATGCCGTCTCGACGAAGGGCATTACGAATCTTCAGGCCGGTCCTGTCTCGCTGACGTTCAGCGGAAGGAAGGGCGCGAAGGTTGTTCCTGACGCTGTGTATTACATCCTAGAATCGAGTTGGTTTTGGTCTGTTCGTAAACGAGGGCAGATGTCGGCAGAGTTGGTGCGAACGTGAGTCTTGCGAATGCGATTCATGACGCGGTGGCCGTGGCGCAAAGCGTGACGGATGATGGCGATCTTCAGGTGACCTTCACGCATGAAGCCGCTACGTCCACCCTTGACCGTCAAGGCAGGCCGACGTATGCCACTGGTGTATCGAGAACGGGATTGCTGTATGAGAAGCCTGCGAAGGTTCTGGACTCACTTGGAAATGAGCGAGTATCTCGTTCGCAGCTAGTGGTGTTGGGCAAGACGGTGTTCGATGAGAAGGACAAGGTGACGCTTCCAGGGTCCGTCATCCGTCCCATCATCAGAGCCGAGGCAATGGTGGACTCATCCGATAATCCCTACGTGACGGTTCTCTACTTTGGCTGATGGCGACGATTACTGAAGTGACGGCGTATCTTGTTGCTGAAAGTGTAGCAACCGCAGTCGGTACGGATCTGTTCGAGGATGCCTTGCCTGAAGACACACCAGATACCGCAATGGCGGTGATCATGACTCAAGGGATTGCATCGGAAAAAGAGTTCGGCTCTGTCGGCATCGGTCGAGAATTTCCGAGCATTCAATTCTTGTCGCGTGCGGCAAGTTACGACACAGCCCGAGCGAATTGCGAACTGGCTCATGTGGCACTCGGGAAGGTGGATGCCGAGTCGCTGTCAAGTACGTTTTATGAATACGCACGGCCATCGTCTCCGTTCTTGTTGAAGGTCGATGACAGCGGCAGGGCCGTCTATGCGTTGAACTCAACGCTGGCGAAAGATCCATCATGACGGCGTGCAATAAGTGTGGGGCCAGTCCTGAGAAGCAGCTACTTCATGAGGTGTTCGGTGGTAAGAAAATTGTGCTGTGTAAATCGTGTGGGAATGAGAGGCACGACCCATGAGTAGGCTGAAAGCTATCGTTGGAATTTCATATCCAAACGCTGCTAGCTTGAAGCTAGTGCAGAAGGCCGGTGGCTTGTCGAAGTTAACTGACGCCCAACGAGAGAAGGTGACGATCAAGAATGTGAAGCCTGGGGGTTTCTGCGATGACATTCCTGAAGCCTCTCGGAAAAACTTTCTACGATTCGGGTATATCAAGGAAGTCGATTCAGGATCAAGTAAGCCCAAGCCTGGAAGTCGAAAAAGGTAACGGGAGGGCAAAGTGGCGAAATACGGACCAAGTTCTGTCGGGTTCTTCCTCGTCGGCGGTCGGTCGCTGGCTGGACTCACGACAGAGATGACGTTCAAGAAAATCGGCGCGACCGAGAATACGGATGCGCTTGGTGATGCGTGGCAGGAATCGACACCCACCGGACGGCTCTCTGGCGAGTTGTACCAGACTGGATGGTTCGATGATGCGACGAATAGCTCAGTAGCGGCATTCGTTGGAAATGAGACGACGAGTCAGATCGTAACCGTGGCACCGGCTGGCAGTACGGCTGGCAGCGCGATAACTGGCTTTGAGGGGGCGTTCGGTTCGCAGGTGGAACGCCTGATTGAAAAAGAGGGATTGCATAAGCTGAATGTCACGTACAGCGTGACCGGTGCAATTGAAGAGGGTGAAATTGTTGAGGCTCTTGGCGCACAGACGGCGACAGGAAACAGCGCCTCGGTAGACAACAGCGCAAGCTCGGCCTCTGGTGGGTCTGGCTATCTCCAGGTGACAGCCGTGTCGGGGACAAGTCCCACGGGCGACATGATTATTCAGCACAGTGCTGACGACACGACGTTTGCGACCTTGGTTACCTTTGCTCAGGCTACAGCGGTATCGGCTCAGAGGATAACGGTGAGCGGGACGGTGAATAGGTATCTCAGAGTAGCCAGAACGATTGGCGGGTCTTCGACGCCGACAGTGACGTACACGGTAGGATTCTCACGAGGATAACGACGACACATACGGACAGGAGGACGTTGTGGCTAAATACGGACCAAGTAGTGTAGCGATTACGCTGGACGATAGCGGAGGCTCTGCGAGAGTGCTGAGTCAGTACATCATTTCGATTGGCGGCATTAAGGTCAATTCGGGCATGGTGGACTCGACTGGCTTTGGTGACTCGTGGACCGAAAGCCTGTCAACCGGCAAGCGGTTCGTGGACGACATCGTAATCGAGGCATGGTATGACGACACCTCGAATACCACTGACGCTGTACTTGGCGATGTAGCGAACGGTCCAGCCGACCAGCAGAAGACGCTGCTTGTTGCCTACGGTGGCAGTAAGACCACGACGATGGAAGGGTGGATCGTGGACTACGAGCGCGTGCTAGACAAGGACAGTCTGCATATCGTTCGTGCCACGTATCGTCCGAGTGGCGCTGCGTCCGAGGCGTAAGTCTCGGCCTGAAGATCGTCAGCAATCAGCCTCGGGTGATAGAGATGCCTGGGGCGTT